CGAGCGAGGAAAATAAATGGAAATCCCCAGAATCCGCACCGAAAGACGGCAATCCAATACTTGTCGATGTTGGTTACCCATGGGCTGTTGTCGCCGCGTGGAACTCGCATGATGAAAAATGGGTTTATACCACTTTGCAAGCTTGCGAGATGGCGAACAATACCGTGGATACCTACTTCGAAAGCGAGCAAGAAAGCGAGATCCAAGGATGGTTGCCAATGCCAGAATTGCCTAAGAGCGAGGACAAGTTGAAAAAGGAAACAAAATGAAACAATTTCTACAAGGCATCATCCTAGGCTTAATTGCCTTTGGCATCCCTACTCTAGTTTATGCGCTGAAAGTAGGCGCACTATGAAACCAATCAAATCTATCTTTTGGCATATCTTACAAATTGAAATACAAGCTAGAAAGGCAATGAAAAAAAATGGATAACTATGATCGCTGGTTAATGGCAGGCGCAGATGATGGAATGGATGAGCAAGATCGCATAGATGAAGAACAGGCTCGCCTTCTTAAAGAAGAAAATAATCCTGATGATTACAACAACTTCATAGAAGCTATTACTGAAGATTGCCTAGCTCCGCATTGTGGTGCGCTAGAAGAAGCTCTACAGCAAGATGATAAGGCTAAGATTGGATTAATCATTAGCGCTGCTGTCTATACCTATTGGGAAAATAAATCTTTAGAAGAAGCACAATTATCCGAAGAAGGCGGATTTTTAATATGACAAATCAATTTCTAGAATTAGCAAAAGTAGATGTATCTGATCGAGTTAAGCAGAAACAATCTTTTAAATATCTAAGCTGGAGCTATGCAGTCCATGAGCTGCTTAGTAGAGATCCGCAAGCTACTTGGGAATACAAAGAACCAGTAACTTTCCCTGATGGCACTATGATGGTTTTCTGCGCTGTTACAGCCTTTGGTAAAACAATGACCGCACAGATGCCAGTTATCAATCTCAATAAGCCAATAGCTAACCCTAATGCAATGCAGATTAATACAGCTATGCAAAGGGCTTTGACAAAATCAATAGCGCTGCATGGTTTAGCTCTGTATATCTACCAAAATGAGGATCTACCTTTGGAAGATGAGGATGATCTAGAAGAAGCCTTAGAAGGCTATATTGAGAAATTGCAGGCAAGTTCTAGCCCTGCCGAGTTGCGAACTGCCTTCTCTGAAGGATATACCGAACTGAAGAAATTTAAAAGTCTTGCCAAAAAACTTCAAGAAGCATATGAAAGCAAAAAGGTAGAACTGAATGCGACTAGCTGATAACCAACCTGACAATATCTGCCATGATTGCGGAGTGATATGGGGCAATGAAAAACCAAAGCACCATCAATGTAGAACTTGGATAGATACTTGTGATGTATGTAAGCAGCTAAGAGCAATAGTAGATGTAAGTGAATGGGGTTACTTAAAACAAGGATGGGATAAAAATGAAAAATGAAAATTATATTTATACAAAAGCTGGAACTGACATTACTATCAGATGGCGCAAACTCTACAACTACACTCCGCCAAGTGAGCAGGAATCCTATAAAAATAAATGGGCAGATTTCAGAGCTAAATGCTCTAAAGGAGTAGATGATTTAACACCATCAGTAGTTACACCTAAAGCTGAAGTTTATCAATGGAAAAGAAAATGATTCATAATAAGCTCTGCTTGGAAGCATTTAATAAGCTAGATAAGCCTGTATATCATCCTGAAGAATACTTTGCTCTTGGATGGCAAGCTGCAGTTGAAGCCTTGAGCCATGAGTTTCAAAGAAGATATATAGAAGAAGGCAAAGATCCTGATTTAATTCAGATCAATGCTTATGAACCACTACCCGAAGATGATAAGGAATGAAATGAAAGAATCTGATTACTCTGAGTTGTATCTTGATGCAAAGTTGGCTGTGAATAATACTTATAAGCTGTGCCTTACTCAGCATTGGGAAGATGCTGCCAAGGCTGCAGATGCAGCAAGCCAAATTTGTAAGCAACTCCAAGAGTTAATTTTATTAAAACAAGGGAGCTAAAAATTACAACTTTTACAACTGAAGATCGGATCTCAGCTCAAGTAGTGCAGGGATCAGATGAATGGAAACAATTAAGACTAGGCAAAGTAACTGCTAGTAGAGTTGCTGATGTAATGGCTAAGATTAAATCAGGGGAAGCTGCTGGTAGAGCTGATTATCGAACTGATTTAGTAATAGAAAGGCTTACTAATAAGCCATCAGATAGCTTTACTAATGCAGCTATGGCATGGGGAACTGAGCAAGAGCCTTTAGCTAGAATCAAATATGAAACTGTCTTTAATCTATTTGTGGAAGAAGTGCCATTTATAAACCATCCTACTATTGAATGGTTTGGCGCTAGTCCTGATGGATTAGTAGGATCAGAAGGATTGCTAGAGATCAAAGCGCCTAACAGTAAAACCCATATCAAATATTTAAATGATGGCAAACCGCCTTCTAAATATATCCCACAGATGATGGCTCAGATGGCTTGCACAGGGCGAAAATGGTGCGATTTTGTATCTTTTGATCCTAGGATGCCTGAAGGGTTAGATTTCTTTGTAGTGCGCCTTGAAAGGGATGATGAATATATCAAGGCAATGGAAGCAGAAGTGCAGCAGTTTTTGAATGAAGTAGAAACAGAATTATCACAATTAAGGAAGAAACTAAATGGCAATTAAATATGATGTAATTACCAAAAATGGCAGCTATAAAGATAAGAATGGCGAAGAAAAAACTAGATGGCTTAAAGTTGGTGTCTGTATGGATACTAAGCAAGGCGGATTAGCTATCAAACTAGAATCTTTGCCAGTATCAGGCTTTGATGGATGGTTAAGCCTAGCAGAGCCAAAGGTAAAGGATAACTTTACTCCTAGGGGTAATGATGAGATGCCAAAGGCTTCTGCATCTCTAGAAGATGATATTCCTTTCTAATCATGCAGGCGCTATTTACAGAAGTTGTAGTTAAGCTGCTCCGCCAAGGGCATTCTATTGAAGCTATTGAATCGGCAATGATGGATGAGTTAGAAATAATCCAGCAATCAAAGCCTTTCCTAATGGCGCAAAAAGAAGCGGATCAAGCTCCATGAAACAAGGGAGAGATAGGCTCTATCCTTCACATCTTGCGCTGCCCAAGAACCTATCAAGGCAGCACTTATGAATGGCTCAAATACTTATGCTGAAAGGCAATCTACAGTAAATTGGGGAGAGATCCTATTTGAGAGATATTGTGTAAGCAAAGGCTACAAATATTGGCGCTTAGGATTTGATGAGAAGAATGGATCAATAAGCCATTTTTACAGAATCAATCCTCTAGTAAGGAATCTTCCTGATTACCTAGTAGAAACAAAAGATACTACTTTTGTAGTAGCAGTAAAAGGCACAGCCAATTTCAAGGAAAAAGAAGTAAAGATGCTTCCTCTATTTATGGAATGGTATAGCTCTAAGGATGCTCCGCTAGTCTATGCTTTTTGCTTTAAGGATCAAGCGCCAAAGCTGGTTTATCCTGAGAAGATAATAGAGCTGTATAGGGTGGAGCAGGATAAGAAATGGGATGATGGAGTTATCTACCGCACTCTCAAGCTGTAGTCAAAACTTCATACACCTTCTTAGTTTTGTAAACCCGATCCATTGCGCCTGTCATACCGCCATTTATGCGCTTAGTAATGCCTTCATAATCATTGGCATCAGCAAGCTCATTTAAACCCTTCTTATTCCAATACCAGCCTGCAGATAGGCAAGCATACTTCTCGGTTAATAAAAGCTCAGGAGAAGCTGTTAAATCAATTCCTAGGGCATCTCCGCATCTTTTATAGTTATCTTTAAAAGTTAGCTGAAAAATTCCCCTGCCATGATACTTCCAGCCATCACCTTCTTCAGTATTGCCAAATCTACCGCCATATACCTTATTAGCGATTTTCTGAGGATTTCTAGCATATTGCTGTGCAATAGCCATATCAGGAAAGCGAGATCCCCAAATTGACATTAAGCCATTAGCGCTATAGTTCAGATTTTCTTCTAGATGCTTAAACCAGTTGCTCTCATGCGCAGCCTGCCCTATGAAATGGGCTTTTCTGATATTGGTAACAATCTCATACTTCCTAAAGGTGTAATTAAGCCATTCTACCCATTTAGGATCTATTCCTAATGCAATGAGCTGCTCTGCTGTCATTGGATGCCTGCCTGCGCTTTAATCCAATCCTGAAGGCTTACTAATTGCTGAGTTGTATAGGCGCAAGCAAGTTGTAAGTTGGTGGCTTTTCCATCAATGCTGATGGTGGATTGGGGAATGGCGGACAGTTCACCGCTACTGGAGTTGCGCAAGCCTGAAGAATAATAGTTCCGCAAAGCAGAAATCCTAGCTTCATATTCATTTTTGATTCCTTTGGTTACTAAATCAGATTGCTTTTGAATGCTGATATTTTGCGCTTCTTGGGTCTTTGCAACTGCTTCAACTTCCGCTTTAAAAGCCATGAATCTATTATGCTCATAGCTATACCCAAGGTAAGCAGCAAAGAGTAAAGCGAAAGCAGCAGCTCCAAGTTTGACATATTGACCTATAGATAATGGGAACATTAGCGAAACCCTGAAATTCTAGGAGAGAAAGCAAAAGTAGCTTGATAGTTAGAAGATGGCTCTTGGTGCAGAGTTCCTCTAATATTCCAGCCTAAAACACAATAAATGCAGCGATTAAAGCCTATTGGCTTAACCCAAGTAACCTGAAATAATCCAGCGCATTTAACAAAGCACCATCCAGCTACCGCATTGTCATTGTCTTTAATGGAATCATTGCCATATAAAACAGGAGTATTCATCTTTATATCAATATGCTTGATAGCAAAAGAATAAGCAGGATTGCGCCATAGCCATTTAACTCTTGACCAGTAGCTAGGCGGATTGAGCTTCTCAAAAGTAGCATCACCTTCTAATGAGTTATCAGGTGTCATAAAGACATTTAAGAGCTTAGGCAGCCGATAGCCAAAGCCTGTTTTAGCTTGATTGTCTAACCAGCCATATTGCTCAGTAGCAAATAGCACCATGATTGGCGCAAAGATGATAGCTATTAGAGTAAATACCAATGATAAAGGCGCTAAAACTAAATACTTGAGATAGATCATATATCTTCATTCTTAATTAAAAGAACTTCAAAATTGCAACTTACAGATTCATTATTAGCTGTAGATTTAGCTGTAGCCTGTATGCAAGATCCTGCAGGAATCGGAATTGGATATTTAAAATCAAAGTTTACTTGACCATTGCTAAAAGTAACTAATGCAGATGTATAAACAATATCATTTTGCCTAACTTTAAGCCTACCAGTTACATAGGCTGTTCCGCCTTCTGTTCCTGATGACATACCGCCAGCAATTAAATAGCCTGTGTAGCCTGCTGGAATTGTGTAATGCCCAATTAAAGATTTATTTTCAGTTGCAAGAATATGCCCAAAGATATTAGCAGGAACTCCGCTTGTAACTGTTCCTGTTCCTATGCTGATATTGCCTACATTATGCTCTGAAGAACCAACTGAAATAACTGAGCTAGTTTGTATTTCAGTATAGGTATGAGTTGTATTTACAGGGGTTTGACCATTCAAAATAACTGTTTCAGATACTTCACCGCCTGTAGAGTTTATTCCAACAATATAGATTGATCTAGCGCCTACTCCAGCGCTTGTATCGCTTGCAGAGCTAGAGCTAACAGTCATTATTGAAGGTGTATCTAGATGCTGGTATAAACCGCCTGCAGTCCATACTGTTTCTTCTGCAGCAGAATCTATATCAGGGTTATAGCCAAATACATGAACTAATGAATGCCCTCTGATCTGCCCTCTAGCTACTTGTAGCTCAAAAGGCTCTGATTTGTTCCAGCGAGTAAGAGATTCATTGATTCCCATATTATTCCTTTGGGAATTTAGCCTTCAAGAACTCCTCAAAAGCAAAGATAGCCCTGCTTCCCATATGACCTGAAACACCTACAAAAGCTGCTGTAATTAGCGGAGATAGATCTGCATTCTCGCAAAGCCAAAAAGTAATAACTCCAGCAAAAGCTGAAGTTACTATTTCACCAATAAATTCAATGATATTAAAAGCTCTAGCATGACCTTCTTGTAATTTGCGCATGAAGTTTACAACTCCACCAAGGACAGCAAGAGCAAAGACCCAAGCATATGTAAGAACAGAATATGACAAAGGATCTTTTTCCATCATTTTAGGCTTTCTTCTTCACAGTCTTTTTAGCTACAGTTTTTTTAGCTGCAGGCTTTTTCTTAATAGGCTTTTCAAACTCATGCTCATAATATTCTTGAGGAGTAGCAGGAAAAGGATAAGTTGTATCAACTGTGATTTTAGGCATATAGCCTAGTTTGTCAAATAACCAAGATACTAATAGCATGATTATTCCTTTGGGGCTTCTTCTTGTGGAAGTTGCTCTTTAGCTTGATCCTGAATTTTAGAAATTAATCCTGCAACTTGACCATAAGGTAATTGCACTAATCCCTGAAGAACTGTATTAATTTCAGCAATTTCTAATTCTAGTTTCATTTAGCACCTTTTAAAAGTTGAATTTCTTTAGATTGAGCATCTACTTTAGCATTTAATTCTTGAATGGCAGCAGTTAAAGTAGCTACCAAAAATGAAGTATCAATTCCTTGATATTTAGGAATTTCTTTTGTGCCAATTTTTTTGCCTTCATCATCTAATTCATCAATAATTTCAACAGCATCGCTCCAACTAGCAGGCTGCGATGCTCCATCAAAAAGATAATACGTTGAAACAAGTGGATTCGGTGTAAACGTATACTTGCCAAAGTCCGGGGTAGATTCTTCCGTAGCAAGAATGCGATACGTTACCCAACTAGATAATGGCTTTAGATATTCTATTGCAGGATACAAATAGAGAGCTGTTTTTCCTGTCGTATAAACAAATGATTCCATATTAGATTCCGATCAAGTGGTTTGTCATACACCTACTTCCGACGCGAAAAGC